GCGCAGTTGAAAACACGGTTTGGAGCAACCTCAATGGGCTTTCCACCAAACTGCATAGAACGCATAGAAGGTAGAACCTTCTTGTCATAGACAAACTCATAAGCTGCGTTTATTTCTTCTTCAAGCGCAGGATATTTCTTTACATGCATAGCCTTGTTTCGATCTACGATCTCCGAAAAGGTCTCACGACGATAAAGATCGTCTCTATACTTACCATACTTCATGTGTACAGTGATATCTGACAAAATTTCTGCTGCTAAATTCATTGTTGCTTCCCCTTGTACTTTTTATACTTCTCTTTCAAGCTTTCTGCTTGTGTTTTCATATTAAGCTCTAGTTCTTCTCTTGAAACTTGAGGTAGAACTTTAATCTTTACGTTGCTAGTATCCATAAAGACTGGATAGATCAAGCCATCAGGACCATTTCTATTTTTGGCAATAAACATACGTCCCGTATTCGCTACCTTATCTTCAGCTGTCCTAGAAACAGAGAAAATAAAATCGGAAACAAAACATTTGTTAAACGCCTCTGAGATGGCCTCCATCGTAATCACTTCAGCATTAAGGCCGCTTCGGTTTGTTTGAGATGCCGTCCAAATAGGGCACTCAAACTCTTGGGCAAGACCTCTCAGCTGTTCGTAAATAGTCTCTAGCTCATGTCTTTTCTCCCTCAAACCAGAAATAGGCCTCAACAAATCAGCATAATCAACAATAATCATATCAGGCTGGATGCCCCTATTACGAAGCTTCTCAACATGCGCCCTTAGTGTATTTGTGGAGGCTGACTTTGTTGGGTATTCTTTGATAATAAGGGTTCCATCCAAATCAGTTACCTTTTCATAGATCATCTCCTTAAAGGAGAAAATATCATTCAAGGAAACACCTGTGAGGCAACTATCATATCGTGTGCCGATAACAGTCTCCGAAAGCTCTAGCGTATAATGCAAGACAGTTTTACCTGACTTAACAGCTTGTGTACCAAGATGCACGAGTACCATCGATTTACCTGCTCCAGTGGGAGCGATAACAACCCCAAGCTCTCCTTTACCTAGGCCATTCTTACAAATAGCATCGATTTCCTTCCAGCCTGTAGAAATTGGGTTTCTTGCTCTAATTTGAAAGCGCTTTTCGAAATCCTTAAGATAATCATAACCGAAATCATTAGAAGCGCCGAGCTTCAAAGCGTCGTTAATTACCTTAGAGATTTCATCAAATGAAGCTGTCTGAAGTAAGCCAACAGAATGTAGCATTGCTTCCTTAAGCTTTTGCTTCCTGCAAAAATCAAGAGAAGTTGACTTAACGTATTCAGTGCCCTCTGCTTCCGCATCAAAGATTCTTGCGAAAAAATCCCTGATTTGCTTTTGAACAGCTTCATTTTCATTATCAAGTTCTGTTCTCAAGATTGTCATCATGATCTTCGCAGTCGGATGAACTCCAAACTTTTCACGATATTCATAAATTTTCTTAACAAAAACTTGAAGGTACTTGAGTTCTAGAAAATTTAAGTCCAGAACTTCTGAAATTTGATCGGCAAAAGGTCTGTCAAGCAAGATAAGCTGACACAAGCTCTCTTGAAATGTCTTGCCAAAGCGCCCAAAGTCAGCTTTATCTGACATGATTATCCCCCCATTTTAAGTGTAGCAATTATATCGCCCTAGACTGGCTGCGTCAAACGATTTTATCTGTAACGACGCGCTTAAAGAAAGCGAAGAGTTCACTACAATCCCAAACACCAAAACCATCATGAATCATCATAGTTTTCGTGCCAGTCTGGTTAAATTCTGGAACAAAATTATCAAGAGCATAACGTATCTTCATCTTCCCTTGCGGAGAAATTGAAGGAGAATAAAGCTGCATCAAGCGATAATTTTCAGCTATCAAGCTGTGGCCTTCCAGAATACTTTCAAAAAACTTTAAACTACTTTCTGTAGACTCGCAAAAATCAATAATATCTTTAACGAGATAAGACTTTTCTTCTGACAAAAACTCGAATCTTTTAGCTACAGTCGCAAGACCTACACCCTTAATTCCTGACAGATTGTCTGACTTGTCGCCAACCATAGCTCTAGCAAGAGCAAAGTTGTTTGGGTGAATCCTATACTCATCCAAAAGCGTTTTACGATTTATAAGCTGTTTTTGGATTGGACGATAAATAATAGTTTCCGAGTCACAAAGTTGAAAAAAGTCTTTATCACTTGATACAATTATTTTTTGCCAGCCTTTATACTTATGATCTTGAACAACATAAGAAATAATATCATCTGCTTCAACAGCTTCTAAAACAAGCTGAATAACGGGCATATTGTTTAGGTATTCGATTAACCTTTCTTGTTGCCAAAGTTTATTTTGATGCTCTTCGCTCTCTGACATGAAGCGAATATCTCTATTCAATCTAATTGGTGAACGACCTTCTTTATAGTTCTTATTTTTAGACTTCCTCCTGCGAGAACCACCTGCTCCGTCCCAACAAATAACAACTTGATCAGGAGACATTTCTCTTATAAGTTTTTGCAAGATTTTAAGAAAGCCTTTAACTCCACCGATGGGATGGCCATTGGTGGATAAAGAAGGATCTACTATGTATGCCCTAAAATACATATTTAGGGCATCTATAACTAGTAGTCTTTTAGCTTTCTTGGCTGTCATCGCCGTCCTCGTCTACGCTGTAGAAAGACTTTGCATCTCCTTCACGAGTATCAAATTTCTGGATAACTTCTCGATCCATAATCTCCAATACTCGGTTCTTGAACTTATCATTTTCAAGAGCTTCCGTCCAGCGCGAAGGTTGAAACTTCTCCTCTGTTCCATCTTCGTAGACAAGAGTGTACCATGAACCAGACCTATCTAGATGATCCTTGATAGCCTCAAACCAAGACTCTTCATCTTGGACTCCGATTTCATCGCCCCAAAGAATCTTAAAAGTACACTGGCGACCCTGAGTGCCAAACCTTGACTTTTCAAGCTTAACTTTTACCTCGGAGCCAATCCTAAAGCCCTTTTCGTCTACTACAAAGCTAGCCTTTGCCTTTCTTCCAGTGAGCCAAATTCTAAGAGAATAAGCATAGATCATCGCCTTACCACCGGGAGTAACTAGCGGTGTTGTCAATGCCTCTGTTGGATTTCGAGTAATGTTAGCCTTAAGCTGATTTAGTACGAGAAAAGTTGATTGACTGTTCGCAATAGGAACAGTGATCTTTGACATTGCCTTTGCGAGAATTCTTGCTTTAACGGCCATGCTTGACTGAGGATTGAAGTCGCCCTCAATATCAGAAATAGCTGGTGTAAGTGCCAGCGAATCCCAAATAAAGAGCCACTTATTCTCACCAGAACCTAAAAGTTCCTCAATTGTTTCTAGTACAAACTCAACTGACGTAGCTTGAATATACAATAGGTTGTCTAAGTTACAGCCTGTACGTTCAAGAAAGCTAGGGTCAATTGCTGATTCTGAATCAAAGTAGACAACATCAATGCCCATTTTTTGAGCATTTGCTGCAATTTGAGCGGCCATGTAGCTCTTGCCAGTAGCTTCAAGACCAGCAATTTCTACAACCTTGCCAACTGGAATACCAGCTAGCTTGCCTTTGCAGATAATTGAGTCTAGCCAACGTGAGCCTGTTGGGATCCATTCTTTGACTTCTGTTGGATTGTCTTCAGTTAAGTTGTGAGCTACAGACATTCCGGCCTTTTTATTAATAAGCTCTCTCATGCTACTAATTGAAATCTTGCCTGCTTTTGCAGACGCTTTCTTTGACATACTACCCTCCAAAAAAAAAGAGGCACCTGTAAACCCGTGCCTCCCTGCGGTATATTGATTTTAATTAGTTATTGTTACTTTCGCCAACAACTGTGATCTCCAACTCATCGCCATGGCTTGTTGTGACCTCGGCTTCAACAGTCTGCTCAGGTGTGCTTGCTGTAGCAGCTGTGCTGGAATCTGGCTGTGTTTGAGAACTAATACCAATACCTCCGTACTGAATAAGGAAGATGGTAACAGCAAAAGAAAGTAGCGCTGTCATACCCATTCGAAAATAGGTGTTGTTCTTTAGATCAGAAATATTCATTTATTTTGTTTCCTTTATGTTGATGGGGCATCCATTACCCATGCCCCCCTGTGGTTGTCACTTTAGCTTTCGCTTGAGGTTGAGCCAGTGTCAGTAGAGCCAGTGTCACCCGTATCGCCTGTCTCGACTGGCAATTCAGCTGCACTATCCTCGGTAGTGGTCGTCTCAGTATCTGCGGTATCCCCTGTCTCCTTATCCTTATCAGGGGTACAAGCGAAAATTGGCAATGCGACAAATAATGCCAAAATAATAAAATTACTAATATTACTCATGTATTTAAATTCCTTTTTAATGTGTGGGGCATCTTTTACGCCATGCCCCCCTGCGCGTGGGGGGAGCTATGCGCTCATTTGAGTTAGCTCATCAAACGACTTAGAAACAGAATCCTGTACCTCATCGCTGTTATTGTACTTAACAGTCTCTGGCTCACCAGAGCCATCAGCCTCTCCCTCAAGCCACTCATCGAGCATACGGCCAACTTCTTCAGGAGACTTACGCTCGAAAAGACTGCCAAAATCAGGGATGCTATCAAGAAGCTCACGGCATCGAGAACTGCCACCAATTGCATCATTGCATAGAGGAGATGTGCGTCGGCGAGGGGTGATTGTGGTCTCTGGGAAGAGCTTTCCACCAGTCTTGCCGTACTTGATCGTGAGGTCTGTTCCGTCCTCAATATCAGTAATATCTCCATACTCTGGGTTAAGGCAAAGCTCTAGAAGCTGCTGGTAAGCCAGCTTACCAAAGCCCCAGATACGAACTCCCATGCTCTCTTCTCCACGAACCAATACTGGTGCGAAAAAGCGCTGACGAGCCATTAGGTTCTTTGCCATCTTAATCGAGTCTTCTGTTCCCTCATTGAACAGATTACGAATAAAATCATCAAGAGGATCTGCTTCCCCAAAGTTCTTCTTTGGGCTCAGGAAACCATTGTTATTCCCCAAGTTATAGTGGAACCAGTAATCCTTGAAAGGATCGCCATCAGCTGTTGGAACAATACGAATTGTCTGCTCCCCATCCTGAGGCTTCCAGAAAACATTCTTCTTACTACCACCTCGGTTCTGGAGGTCCGAGAGACGCGAACGCATCTTGTCAAGATTGATACCCATTTTTTAATTCTCCTATTTGTTTTGGTTAAAGTCAACATGGCCAATACTCCATGTTGCTGGGTTAGGGCAGCATGGATTTACCGTGCTGCCAAGACTATTTATTTCTTTACTCAGCCAATGTCAAACGTATAATCGAACTTCTTTACGTCACCCTGCACGGTGTTCCAATTAAAAGTACGATATCCTCGATTATCAATGTCCCAAACAAGCTCCATGCCTTCAGAAAGAGTGCGCTTCGAACTGAAGTTTCCCTTAGTGTTAGCAGTGACAATCTGCTCTGGTAGATCGGATGCCCGAACGAAACGAATGTTTCGCGTAGAGCCATCCTTCTTGGTGTAGGTTGCTAGATATCCAATAGTCATCACTTCTCCTTTTGTATGTATGGTGTGTGCAATAAGCAGAAAACATAGTTCTCTTCATATTGCGAGGGGTAGATCGCATAAGACGACCTACAATTGTCAAAACGTAAACTGTTTACTTGTTCAGTAATCTTTTTTAGTAAGCCATTGTTCGACTTAAGCTCACTTTCATTGATGAGATACAAGTAACTTGCCTCTCTCACATTGTCAAGCAAAAAAAGATTTTGTTTTTTATCTCCAAGAAAATCAACAGTTCCAAAAGTGCTAATTCTATGAGTGTCTTTGGTCTGGAAGACTTTACCCATGACAGGCTCAGTGTTTCTAAGAACGTTAATCATGTGCATGATCCAGACAATTGGCTCATTTATCTTCTCAAAGTATCCGATTATGGGAAGGTTGTCAAGAAAATTCTCAATAACATTGTTATCAACAAGATAAATTCTTTCTAGAACAGCAGACCTTGCGTATTCTTGCAAGACGCCAAAGCAAACTCTGTGCATTTTACGTTGTATATCTTCAAGTGAGTCCAAATTTGGCTTAATATACAGTACAGTAATCTTACAATGCTTTAACTGCTCTAGAATTGCGAGCGTTGAACCAGCAACTTTGCCCGCTCCACAAACAATAAAAGTTACTTCTCCTTCAATATTCTTGAAAAACTCTTTCAAGTCTGGAGTACTACTTTCATATGCTTCCGGGTGAGCTTTACTTCCCAGACTATAACATCTTTCTCCAGAAATTTCATCATCAATCTTGTAAACTGTGTATTGTGGATACTTCTCTAGTGAAGAAGCAATAGCACACCCAGCTTTCCCTAGACCAACAATGTTCATTAAGCAATTTACCTCTTTTGGTGGAGTATGTCAAGACATTTTTGAGTTGACTAAGAAGTTTCCGAATCTCGTTGCTTGGAATTTATTCTTGAGAGAGATTAACATGTTCTCATCTTCCTTGGCAACATCTAAAACGACTTCATCATGAATAATAAAAGCTATCTTTGTCTTTTTGCCTGCTAGCATGGCTCTCAACTTTGAAGCTTGCTCAAGAACCATGTCAGAAGTCGTACTTTGGATAAGATAGTTCAACGCACGACGCTTGTCAACCTCAATTTCTCTTCCATAAGGTGTTTTTACTACTGAACCGTCCCAATGTTTCTTAACAAGCTCGTCTCTATTATAAAAGCGCTCGGATAGATAATCAACAGATTCAGGATTGTAGAGCCAAGAAAAAAGACGCTTTTTTGCCTCTTCTCGCGTTCCAATATTTCGGTACACATTCACCTTATTCCACTCGTGAATGTCTTCCAGAGGCTGCTCAGAGCCCCTCAGGGCCAATAGAGTCCTTAGCTCCGCACCATTGAAGTCAAGGCTAACAAAAAAGTCATTTGTTGGCTCGATAATAGTACGCAACTCCTTCTTCATCGTCAGGATCGGAAAGCTGTTCTTCCTTGTCGTTAGCCTTCCTGTCTTAGTACCAAACAGATTGTACCTGCAGTACGGATTCACCTTCTTCAACCTGTTTACTTGGTCGCGAATGTCTTTCTTGTGCATAAGGTTTCGAACATTTGACCACCTAAGGTTTAGTTTTTGTGAACCAATCTCGTGCAACAATGCTGCAGATTGCACGAGGTGATCATAGTTATCTGGCTTTTCATAATTTTCAAAAACATACTGACAAATTTGGTCCTTCACGTAGCAATAATCCATAAGGAACTTTTCTGGAACCAAATCAAAAAAGCAATTGTCATCAAGAGAGACCTTCGCTGTGATGAGGGAGCGCAAGAAGGCTTGAAACTTCTTGTTTACGTAGTCCCAATCACCCCGTAGATGGTCGGGGCAAACAGAATCAAGGTCAGACCCGCAAATAAAATGAGCATATTCAACACCAGTTCCCTCCAAGTAGGAAGCGTAGGACCAAGTTTTTGATCCTTCTCCGACGTTCTCAAGCCCATTCTCTCCAAAGAGAAGTGTTCCATTATTATAAACTCCAACACACTGGAGCTTGCTGTCTAGAGTCTGAAAAAACAATGCTACCTCAATAAGCAATAAAGTTTTCGGATTTAGCCGCCAGCTGTATGGCTGCTTTTTTCTCGTCCGAAGCAAGCCCACTATCTTCTAGTGACGA